AACAAGTGGACTTTAGGGATGATTTTGATAAAGGACAAATGGACATTTTTGGCGGAGACCATCCATATTGCGAGGAAGGGATGTGTGGGGTGTGAACCAGCTTTTCGATGTTAAGCAATTCGCCAGATCAATCTTTGAGCCAAGGGAAAAACTTTCAATCCCAGAGTGGGCAGAAAAGAATCTAACCCTTTCGGCTAGGGTAACAAATATCCCCGGAGCGTATTCGACCAAGCTCACTCCTTATGTAAGAGAGCCATTGGAGGCTTTTGGGGATGACTCGGTTCGCAGGGTTACGCTCGTATGGGGCGCACAAACATCCAAGACAACGACAATCCTAGCTGGTCTTGCCTATCGGCTTGCAGAGCGTCCTTGTCCTAGTTTGTGGGTAATGCCGTCAGAGGCTTTAGCTAGGTCGTTCTCTGAAACTCGGTGGCTTCCGATGGTGGACGATTGCCCTGCATTGGCAAAAGAAAAGCCAGACAACACCGACAAGATCAAAATCCTAGAGCAACACTTCCGCAGAATGTCGCTTTGGTTTGTAGGGTCAAACAGCCCAGCCAATCTTGCCTCTCGTTCTGTTTCATTGCTGATGCTCGATGAGGTGGACAAATACCCGGATGCCGGGTCGAGCAAGAGCGAGGCGGGTGCATTGCAGTTGGCAGAGGCTAGAGTTGCGACCTATCCAAATCATTTAATCATCGCCACATCTACGCCAACCACGGCTGATTCTACAATTTGGGCAGAATGGCAAAAAGGGGATATGCGTTTCTTTTTTGTGCCTTGTCCACATTGCAACCATAAGCAGAAGTTAATCTGGGGACAAGTAAAGTGGGACGAGGCCGCCAAGGTCGAGGAAGCAGTTTATGATTTTAAGCTGGTTAAATCATCGGCCTATTACGAGTGCGAGAATTGCAAAGGCAAGATTACAGATGGCCAAAAGACAGCGATGCTCCGGGGTGGAGAGTGGATTCCTACCAATCCCAAGGGAGAGCCAAACCGCCGAAGCTATCACTTGAACGGACTATATGCCCCTTGGGTTTCTTTTGGCTCTTTAGCGGTCAAGTTCTTGCAAGACAAATATAGCGGAATCATCGGGCTACAAGACTTCGTGAACCGCATCCTTGCTGAACCTTGGCTAGAACACGAACAAGAGCGTATTGAGATCAAGGCGGGTGGATACAATATGGGCGAGGTTCGAGATGACGAGAAAACCATTATGTCAGTCGATATTCAAGAGTCGGGTGGGTTTCACGCTTGGGCATTGGTTCGGGCTTATAGCGGAGACAAGTCTAGGATGGTCTGGTTTGGTAGGATGGAAACTTGGGGAGACATCCAAGCTAAAGCACAAGAGTTTAATGTTGAACCCAAATGCGTATTTGTGGATTCGGGTGATCAGACAAGAGATGTCTATTATCAATGTTGCGTGAACGGATGGATAGCCTTGGTTGGTTCGGATAGGGCAAGTTTTTCGGAGATCGTCAATAACGAAAAAATAACTCGACCATTTGCAAGAATCGCCAATGGTGACCCGCTATCTGGTAAGGCTCCGCAATCTAGGATTGGATGGAAGTGGAGGCTTTGCCCTGTATGGCGTTGGTCTAACCCGGCCATCAAAGACATATTCTCAAAATTAGTAAGTAGCGATGGGTTTGTTGCAGATGATGTGCCTCAAGTGTGGAGATCGCACATAGAGGCAGAAAAGAAGGTATCAATTAAGAACCCGATGACCGGGAGAACACGAATGGTTTGGAAGCAGATAGCCAAGGATAATCACGGACTAGATTGCGAATGTATGAACATAGTTGGTGCTGGTTTGCATAAGCTATTGAACATCACGCCCGCAAGTTTGACAGAGGAGTTTGAGAATGGCGAAGGGTGATTTCATTGGGCTACCCCTCACCACCCTAACTTCCTTGCGGGATAAGTATATTACTTGCCTTGAAGCGATTGCGGTGGCGGGTTCAAGCTATTCCATCGCTGGACGCTCTTTCTCTAGGGCGAATCTTGGCGAGGTGCGTGATACCATTGCCGAGCTTACCCTTGCGATTCAGCAAGCAACTGGTGGACGAATCCGAACCACATACACAAAGTTTGGCCCTGCTCGTTCAATGGGAATGGCGTAAGTGAAGAAAATTGGGCTGAACTTTCTCGATAAGGCTATTGCCTTTGTAAATCCGCAAGCGGCGGTTGATCGGCTTGCTTCTAGGGCAAAGCTCACGGCTTTTGAATATGATGCAACGCAATACAATCGGCAACGCCGTGGGCCGTCCTCGTTGTCTGGTGCGGAAGGTTTTCGCTCAAACTATGACCGGGTAGAGCTTCTCAAGCGTTCTAGGGACTTGGCCGAGAATGTTGGATTAATTCGTGGATTGCTGATGAAGTTTGCCAGCCATTGTGCGGGTAACATTTCTTATCAAGCCAGAACAGAAAGCCCCAAAGTTAATACAGATGTTGAGGCTTACTGGAATGATTGGTGGGACAAGTGCGATCTTTCTGGACGGAACACCGGGTCGTTCTTGATGCAGATTGCAATGATGTCGATGTTGCGTGACGGAGACTTTTTGTTTGTTTTGGTTCGTGACCAGAATGGCAATCTAAAGCTACAAGGCATTGAGGCAGATAGAGTTGGAGACCCAAACCGAACCTACACAAGCCTTAATCTAATTAGCGGAATCCACATTGATCAAGAAACTGGTGCCCCTACTGGTTATGACATTTATCTTCGCACATTTGGCAACGCGTATATTTTCCAAACAACCATTCCCGCAAGTCAAGCGTTTCACCTTTACGACCCGCTTCGTATCGACCAATATCGGGGAATTTCTGCTTTCCATACAGCCATCAATGATTGCGTAGATTTGTATGAAATCATTGCCTCCGAAAAGATGGCCGCAAAGCTCGCAAGTTCACAAGCTGGAATCGTTAAGCGGAACAACAACAATGCCTCCGACCTGTCTACGCTTACCAACGACCTAAACGCCGACAACCAAGGCATCAAACTAGAAACCATTGAGCCGGGTAAGATTAGTTACCTAGAAGTCAATGAGGACATCGTTTTCCCAGATGGCCCTAGCCGTCCTTCGGGTGCATTTGCAGAGTTTCATAGGATTCTTTTGCGGAACATTTGTATGGGAGTTGGCATTCCATATTCCTTTGCCGTTGACCCTTCTATGATGTCTGGCCCAACCGCCAGACTTGAAATGCAACAAGCTGGAAGAACCTTTCGTAGATACCAGAAACTTCTTGAAGATAAGGTTCTTCGTCCCCTCAAGAACATCGTTATTGCAGACGGAGTGGCGAGGGGATTGATTGCGAACAACCTTGGAAGTAAAAGCACCAAGGGAGTCTTTAACTTTGGTGCGAATGTCTCTATAGATTTAGGAAGGGAGAGCCAAGCCAATATATCCGAGTTTCGAGCCGGACTGACTACCGCAAGCTCAATCTATGCAGAAAAGGGATTGGACTTTGAAAGTTCAATGAGACAGAGGGCATTAGAAGCCAAACTGGTTAAAGACCTTTCAGAGCAGTATGGCGTTCCACCAGAGACTATTTCGGATATTAACAAACCAGCACCAGCACCCGCATTTGGTTCTGCTCCTCAAGCACCAGAGCAGATGCAAGATGAAGCTCAAGACGAAAAGGCCGTTGTGGTTGTTCCTCCGATTAAAGAACAAGATACCGCAAGCCGCACAACTGGTAGCGATGGGGATATTGATGTTGGAGAAGAGCGTGAGCCTACCGAAAAAGGTGCAACCGAAGATACTCAAAAAATTGGTGGAATACAGATTGAAAATAATCTGCAAGAGTTGTCCAAGCTAGACAATAAGAGCGTTAAGATGTTAATTGCTGGAATGCTCAATGCTTGCGAACTTGGCAAGTATTCCGACATTGACTTTACTCCGCCACAAGGGGCTAGGGAGGCCGCTAAACGAGCCTTGGAGGTTCGTGGAGAGAAACCACCCAGCCAGAGAGGAATGACCTCCGTAGGCATCGCTAGGGCTAGGGATTTGATTGCTGGCAAGGCATTATCCCCGGACACAATTCGTAGGATGCACTCTTTCTTTAGCCGTCACGAAGTCGATAAGAAGGGTGCTGGTTGGGATGAGCAAGGCAAAGGCTGGCAAGCGTGGAATGGATGGGGTGGCGATGCTGGCTTCTCTTGGGTCAAGAAACTCATCAAGCAGATGGACAGCCGAGATGAAAAACTAGAAGAACCAGCCTCTTGCCCAATCGCAACTCAAGATGTAAAAACCAATTTAGCTCATAGGCAAAATGCGGTTGATGATGCCAACTATGGCCCCGCTAATCCCAATGAGCCTAATGATGCCTATTGGAAGGCAAAGGCAGACGAGTTTCAGGGCGATGTAGCAACCGCAAAGAAGATGCGTTGTGGTAATTGTGCCGCCTTTAATCAAACCAACAAACTTCTTGGGTGCATTAAGAAGGGGATTGGTGAAGATGCAAATGAAGTTGCTATCGGTGGCGATCTAGGCTACTGCGAGATTTTTGATTTCAAGTGTGC